GTAGGGCATTAAATCGCGGAAAAATCTGGAAGGCTGAGATGTCAATCAGAGCGGAAGACTTTATAGTCACGCGCAGAGCATAGGTTTTGAAATAATAAACCCAAGAGTCCGCGACTCCTTTTATAAGGATGAAAAGATATGCCGAACTTTAAGGAAAAAAACTTAAAGAATGCGATGATAAAAAACTTCGCAGATAACAAATTTGAATCGTGCAAACTACATAATCATTGAAGAATCAAGGTTAGTACCAAAAGATATTCTTGAACCAATTATCAAACCATTTTTATTTGTTAGGAATCCGCCTTACAGGAACTTGCCTGAATATAAGAGTGACCCACTTCTAAAAGAAGAAGGAACAATATCTTATATTACAAGCGCGTGGTATACCGCAGAATATTGGTATGAATACGTAAAGAGTTGTATAAGGAGAATGGTTAGCGGAGATGATACCGCAAACTTTTTGGCTTTTGATTATCTGATAACGATTTTTCATAATATAAAAACAGAAGAAATGATTAAAAATGAAATGGCTGACGCCGACCCAATTACTGTCCAAATGGAGTACTATAATATTCCAAGTGGCGCTAGTGGAAAAAGTTATTTTAAGCCAACATTGTTTAATAGAAATTTGAAAAGAGCTTTTTATCCACAAAGAGATGTGACTTATAACAATAAGAAAAATCCATATGAGATAAAAAAGACCGACGGAGAAATTAGATTTGTGACCGTTGACTTGGCCACAAGGGCAAACAAGGCTAATGATAATAGTATCATTGGATGTGTGAGAGCAATACCAATACTTGGCAAGGGATATGAAAGACACCTTCCTTATATGGAATCTCACAAGGGAAGAGATGTTGGAATACAAGCGAAAAGAATCAAAGAAGTATTTTTTGATTTTGAAGCTGATTACATGGTTCTTGATATTCAGAATGCCGGCATCGGCGTTTTTAACTCTCTTACAGAACCTACTCCATACGACGAAAGAGGAATTACTTTTCCAGCTCTTGGTATAGCGGATGAAGTGTTTGATTTTATAAAGCCTGAATCTAGAAAAGATTTGGTAGAAAATCATACTCGAAGTATTAGTCCGTTGCCAGTAATTTTTCCTATATCTGCTAGTCAAGATTTAAACAGTCAAATAGCAAGTTCATTCAGAATATCTTTGCAAAAAAAATTATGGAACTTCTTGATTGCGGATGGTGATGCAGAAGAATTTCTTATTAAAAATGTAAGAGAATTTACTCAAGACGCAGACGATTCTGATTCGTTTGCATTCTTCTTGAATCCATATGTACAGACAGGTCTATTTATTGGAGAATGTATTAATTTGGATTTGAGTCTTGTAAGCGGAAAAATAAAATTAACTGAGAAGGCTGGTTGCTATAAAGATAGATATACCGCGGTCTCTTATGCCAATTGGATAATATCTTTTTTTGACCAAGCATTACTAAAAGAAAACGATGATAGCGATGATTGGGATGTTATTTCAGGTTTGACTCAATTTTTATAATTCAATTTTGAAATAGGGCGACATCGCTTTATTGAGAAAGGAGGAATTTTGGTAAAAAAGGTTAAAGAAGAAAAAATTTTGTTAGAAGAAGAAGAAGTGTGGGATATATTAGAATTTGCTAAGGCGTTGGGTTATAATAATAGTTATTTGACGCCCATGCTTATTAATAGCAGAATGAAAGATATAACGCTAAATTCTTCGGCTGCAACTGAATCTGATTTGGCTGAAGCAATGGAAGACCCAAAGAACAGCGAAATAAGTTTGCAAGAGTTTAGTCAAGATTTTGAAATTAAATCTCAAGTATACAAAAGGCTATTGTCTTATTTGGGCAATCTTCTTTCTTTTGATATGACTTATGAGTGCACGAACGCCAAAATGGAAGATTATAAAACAAAATCTTATCAAAAAGATTTAGATGTATTCAAAAAGTTTGTCGACGGATTTGATTATAAGAAAGAGTTTGCCGCCGTTGTTGGAGAACTCCTTAGAAGTGAAGCTGGACG